TCTATCACTGCTGGAGGTTCTGGATACGGAGCAACAGGAACTGCAGTTGCAACAACATCTTCTGGATCTGGTGCTGGTCTAACTGTTGACTTCACTGCTACTGGTGGTGTAGTTGATAGTGTAGCGATCAACGTTGCTGGTGACGCAAACTATGCAGAAGGCGATGTGATCACAATCACAGGTGCTGGTGCTAACGCAACATTCACTATACCTACTGGTGGAGTTTCTGGTCCTATCACTGGAGTTACATCTGCTGTAGGTGGTACACTTTACCAAGCAAATGATACCGTAACAGTCACACAGTCTGGTGGTGCATCTGGTACTCTAACTGTTTCTACAGTTCAGGATACTACAATCAATATCACAGAGGCATACGACTGGTGGACAAACACTAATATTGATGGACAAGAGAGTGCTGCAGGAAGTGGCGAGACACGTCTTTCTGCTATCGGTCCTCGTCCTGGTACTTCTGCATTCGCTGCTGATAAAGGCGTTTACTATGATGAAGTACACATCGCTGTTGTAGACAGAGATGGATCTGTATCTGGTAGTAAAGGAAGCATCGTTGAAAGAATGACTTACCTTTCTAAACTAACAGATGGTAAAAATGGTGAAGGTGGATCAGCATACTACGTAGACCAGTTAGAACTTCTTTCTGACTTTATCTACGCTGGATCTGCTGTAACACAAGCACACGCACCTTCTACAACTCAGGCAGGTACTGCTTGGGGTTCTGCATCTCCTTCTAGTGGAACAATGTGGATGAAACTTAGTGGCGTAGTTAAGACTACTCTAACAGGTGGTACTGATGACTATGATTACACTAACGGAGAATTTGAATCAGGTTTAGATCTATTCAATGATAAGGAGAGCACAAACATCGACTTCATCTTAATGGGTGGAGGAATTCCTAGTGGAACAGAAGCAAATGCTAAGACTAAGGCAGCATACTGTGCAACAGTTGCTGGTTTAAGAAAAGATGCAATCGCTTTCTTATCTCCATTCAAAGAGAATCAGGTTTCTGGTACTGTGACTCTATCAAGAACACAGCAGAAATCTAACACAATTGGTTTCTTCTCTGCTATAGCATCTAGTTCTTACACAGTTCTAGACAGTGGATTCAAGTACTTCTACGATCGTTTCAACGATAAGTACAGATACATCCCATGTAACGGAGACGTTGCTGGTCTATGTGTTTCTACTTCTGCGACTCTTGACGATTGGTTCTCACCTGCTGGATTAGCAAGAGGTGGAGTACGTAATGCAATTAAACTTGCATTTAATCCAACTGCTGCAGATAGAGACGAACTTTATCAAGCAAGAATCAATCCTATTGTTTCTTTCCCTGGTCAAGGTATCACACTCTTTGGTGATAAGACTGCACTGTCTTCACCATCTGCATTCGACAGAATTAACGTTCGTCGTCTCTTCATCAATATTGAGGAGAGAGCAGAATCACTTGCTAAGGGTGTGCTCTTTGAGCAAAATGATGAGACCACAAGACTTGGTTTCACCAATGCTCTTTCTTCCTACCTCACTGAGGTTCAGGCAAGAAGAGGTATCACTGACTACCTAGTTGTTTGTGATGAATCAAACAACACATCATCTGTAATTGATAGAAATGAGTTTGTTGCTGAAGTATTTGTTAAACCAACACGCTCAATCAATTACATCACCCTGTCCTTTGTTGCTACTAGATCTGGAGTTTCTTTCAGTGAAGTAGTCGGACAAGCTTGATAATTCATTTAACTAAAGGAAAAAACAATGGCTATTAACTCTAATGTAAATGAGTTTCTGCAGAGAATCAGGCAAGGCGTTAAGCCTAATATGTTCGTGGTTAACTTTGAGTTTCCAGGAACACTCGCCAAGGGTGGTACAGACGTTGATCTTACTAACATCCTTTGTAAGTCTGCAGCACTCCCAGCATCCAACTTGGGTGTTATCGAAGTTCCCTTCAGAGGAAGAACTGTAAAGATTGCAGGTGATCGTACATTCGACACTTGGACTGCAACATTCGTCAACGATGAAGACATGAGAATTCGTGCTTTCATGGAAGAATGGATGGGTGAAATAAATTCACATGCTGGTAATAAGTCTTCACTATTCACACCTGAGACCAGTGGACAAGGTTACATGTCCCATCTACTAGTTAAGCAACTAGAAAAAGATGCAACTGATAACGGTAGTATAGTCAGAGAGTACAAACTCTGGCATTGCTTCCCAACTAATATTTCTCAGATTGATCTTGCATATGATAGCAATGATCAGGTCTCTGAATTTACAGTTGAATTCCAGTTATCATACTGGACAGCAGAAGCAGGAGGAGCAGCAGAAACAAGTCCACCATCTATCTCAGTAGACGACTAATTTCTGAGCGTATAAATAGAATAGTTGAGATATAGTGTAATTACACAATGAGTCAATTATTCGGATTTCAAATTAACCGCAAAGACAAGGGCAGGGGTCAATCTCCTGTCCCGCCTAATGCTGATGACGGAGTAAACGTCGCAGCTGGTGGTTACTTTGGGACGTATGTTGAGACGGATGCTCAAGCAAGAAACGAATACGATCTCATTAAAAGATATAGAGATATGTCTTTACATCCAGAGTGTGACTCTGCAGTTGATGATATTGTTAATGAGTTTGTTGTTAGTGACGCCACTGATACATGCGTAAATATTGATCTAACCAATTTACAGGTTGGAGCTTCAGTTAAGAAGCGTATCCGAGAAGAGTTTGATTACATCAAACGCTTGCTCGGTTTTGATATGAAAGCACATGAACTTATCCGTAACTGGTATGTTGATGGAAGAACTTATTACCACAAGGTGATAGATCTAAATGATCCTAAGAGAGGAATTTTAGAACTTCGTTATATTGATCCTTTGAAAATTAGAAGGGTTAGACAAAAAATTAAAAAAGCAGATGCAGATCCTACTGCTATCCGTGGTACTGCTCTAGAACATGAATGGGGTGACTATGTAGATTATTATATCTTCAACCCAAAAGGTTACGGTAGACAAACAGCAATGATTGGTGGTACTGATTTTGCTGGTAACGAAGGAATTAAAATTGCTCATGATGCAATAACATATGTTCATTCTGGTCTTCAGGATATGAACAAGAGAATGCATCTAAGTTTCTTACATAAAGGAATCAAGTCACTCAATCAATTAAGAATGATTGAGGATGCTCTTGTTATATACAGATTATCAAGAGCACCAGAGCGTAGAATATTCTACATTGACGTAGGTAACTTACCTAAAGTTAAGGCAGAACAATACCTTCGCGACGTTATGAATCGTTATCGTAACAAGTTAGTTTACGATGCTGCTACTGGTGAGATTCGTGACGATAAGAAACACATGAGTATGCTAGAGGACTTCTGGTTACCTCGTAGAGAAGGTGGTCGCGGAACAGAGATCACAACTTTACCAGGTGGACAAAACCTAGGTGAACTCAAGGATGTAGAGTATTTTAAAAAGAAACTTTACAACAGTTTAAACCTACCTCCATCTCGTCTTACTGATGATAATAAAGGATTCAATCTTGGTAAGACTACTGAAGTTCTTAGAGATGAACTTAAGTTTAGTAAGTTTATTGGAAGATTGCGTAAGAGATTTAGTGGAATATTCCACGATACTCTTAAGACTCAACTTATCCTGAAGGGAGTCATCGCTCCTGAAGATTGGGATGAGATGGCGGAGCATATTCAATATGACTATATCCATGATAATCATTTCAATGAGTTGAAAGAACTTGAGATGGAGACTTCAAGGATAAATCTAGTCACACAGATGGATCCTTATGTCGGTAAATATTATTCTGTTGATTACATTCGTAGATCCGTTCTTGGACACAAGGATGAAGATATTAAGGAACAGGATAAGTTAATGTCTAAAGAGATCGATGCTGGAATAGTTGCAGATCCTGCGGACCTTAATACATTTGATATGATGGACCGTCAAAATTCTGCATATCAACCAGAAATCTCTGCACAACAGGCAGATGATGCACACGAAAGATCCCTTGAGGCATCAAAAGAGCAGGCGAAATTAAAACCCGCGCCCTCTAAAACCTCTAGTAATGCTAAATAATTCTACAAGTTATGGAACAATCTAACCCAGAAAGCGAAGTTATGAACGTTGTCGATAAAATCGAGAACGGTAACAGAGCAGATGCAATCAACGCTATTAACGATATGTTGTTTTCAAAAGCAGCAGACGCTATGGCGTCATACAAACAGATTGTAGCAAAATCCTATTTTGACGAACCAGCAGAGGAACTACCAAATGAAACTGATAACGGAACAAATTGAAGATGTAAAACTAGTCACCGAAGGAAAAGGTGACGACAAAAAGTTATACATTGAAGGTGTTTTTCTTCAGTCGGAATTAAAAAACCGTAATGGTCGCATGTATCCGTTTGGCGTTCTTGAAAAAGAAGTCAATCGTTACAACGAAGAGTACATTAAAACTAAACGTGCTCTTGGCGAGTTAGGTCACCCTGATGGTCCTACTGTGAATCTCGATAGAGTATCACATAGAATTTGCTCACTTAAAGCAGAAGGTAATAACTTCGTTGGTAAAGCACAAATACTTGATACACCAATGGGTAAGATTGCTAAGTCTCTTTTAGGAGAGGGAGTTCAATTAGGTGTTTCCTCTCGTGGAATGGGAAGCATCGACAAGCGTGAAGACTGTAATGTTGTTATGGATGACTTCATGCTTGCAACTGCTGCTGATATAGTAGCAGATCCTTCCGCGCCTGATGCATTTGTTAATGGTATCATGGAAGGAAAAGAATGGGTATGGAACAACGGTATCTTAAAGGAGACAAAAGTTGCTAAATACCAGAGTTACATGAATGATAGCACCCGTGCAGACCTAGAGGAAAGAACCCTCAAAGTCTTTGGTGATTTCCTTTCAGGATTGTAATTTAATAAATAAACTATAGACTATTCATACGAAACACGAGGATAAACTCAAATGTCAGATGTATTAAACGAAAAGTTCGCGGAGTTCGTTAGTGAGCAAAAGGTAACCCTTGCAGAAGGCGACCCAATGCCTACTGTAACAGCTTCTGTATTACCAGCAAATCCCGCTGCTCCAAGTGGTGGCATTAGTGGTGAACCTAACCGTGCTAAGGGCGGTTCAGATCCTCAACCTTCCGTAGGTACAGAGGTTGCACCTTCAGGTCAGTCAGTTACTGATAATGGTGGTCCGCTACCAGATGGTAACGATGAAGGTGAAGACAATCCTGGATCTAAAGCTGCTGCTCCTGTTGGTGCTAAGGCAGCACAAAGTGATGGAACTGCTCAAACATCTAACATTAATGATGCAGGCGACCAAGGTACCACTCCTTCTATTGGTACTGATGTTTCATACGGAACAAGTAAAGGTCCTGATGTAACATATCCTATCAAACCATCGTATGAAAGCGTTGACGTATCTGACGACGTTAAGGCACTATTAGAAGGAACCGAACTCACTGAAGAGTTTGCTACGAAAGCGAAGACTATCTTCGAGGCTGCTATCAAAGCAAAACTATCAGAAGAGTACGACAAGCTTGTAGAACACTTTGCTAACGAACTCGAGAAGCAAGTAACTGCTGCTAAAGCAGAGCTTTCAGAGGAAGTTAATGGTACTGTGAACTACGCCATCGGTCAATGGATGGAATCTAATCAGGTTGCAGTTGACCGTGGAATCAGGAATGAGATTACTGAAGACTTTATCGCAGGTCTAAAAAATCTCTTTGAAGAGCACTACATTTCTATCCCCGATGATAAAGTCGATGCGGTAGAAGGTATGGCTGATACAATTCGTGAAATGGAAGAAAGACTCGACGAACAGGTCAAGTCCAATGTGAAACTTCAAACCCGTCTTAATGAGTCTGCTAAGAAAGTCATCGTTAATAATATTAGCGAAGGTCTAGTAGATACTCAGAAAGATAAACTCGCTACTCTCGCTGAGGGTGTTGACTTTGTATCCGAAGAGGAATACACAAAGAAAGTTAAAGCACTTAAAGAGAGCTACTTCCCCAACGCACCAGTCGTGAGAGAAGAGAATGAAGAAACTCCAGTCGAAGACGCAGCAGTATCCCCAGCAATGGCGGCATACATCAATGCTATGGCTCGCTGGTCTGAATAATAGAAACATACTAATTTTCCAAAAGAGGACTTAAACAAATGTTTAATGCTAAACAACTAACGGAAAAGTGGGCACCTGTTCTAGGTCATGAAGGCACTTCTGCCATCAAAGACAATTATAGAAAAAGTGTTACTGCTGTACTGTTAGAAAACCAAGAAAGATTTCTACGCGAAGAGCGTGGAATGATTAACGAGGTAGCAGTTAACTCTCTAGGGGCATCTACAGTGTCTCCTGCAGGATCTGCACTCGGTAACGCTAATACAGCTGGACTTGCTGGTTTCGACCCAGTGTTGATCAGTCTAATTAGACGTTCAATGCCTAACCTAGTTGCATATGATATCTGTGGTGTTCAACCTATGTCTGGACCTACTGGATTGATCTTTGCAATGAGATCTAGATACGAGAATCAGGGCGGAGAAGAGGCACTCTTCAACGAACCAGATACAGGATTCTCTGCTGCACACGATGCATCTGCTGGTGCATACACACCTAGAACAGGTGCTGGTGTTGGTGGTGATTCTGAGGGTAACAACCCTGCACTACTTAACGATGCTTCTCCTGGAACCTATGAAAAGGCACAGGGTATGGCTCGTGAAGACCTTGAAAAAATGGGCGAAGCAAGTAGATTGTTCCGCGAAATGTCATTCAGCATTGAGAAGACTTCTGTGACTGCTAAGTCCAGAGCTTTGAAAGCAGAATACACCTTAGAACTTGCTCAAGACTTGAAAGCAATTCATGGATTGGATGCAGAGCAGGAACTTGCTAACATCCTATCTTCTGAAGTTCTTGCTGAGATCAACAGAGAAGTTGTTAGAACTGTTTATCAAGTTGCTAAGAAAGGTGCAGCAAATAACGTTGCTACTTCTGGTGTATTTGACCTAGACGTTGACTCAAATGGTAGATGGTCAGTTGAGAAATTCAAAGGACTACTTTTCCAGATTGAAAGAGATGCAAACGCAATCGCTCAAGAGACTCGTAGAGGAAAGGGTAACTTCTTAATGTGTTCTGCTGACGTTGCTAGTGCTCTAGC